AGGTCTGTGCCAATCCTATCTGTCGGTATTGTGCCGCTTGTAATTTTTGTGGCGGCTAGATTTGGAATATCACTGGCAACAAGCGTTTCACCATTTGAGACATGGCCTTGTGCGTCAATCGTTACCTTGGTAAAAGTGCCAGTCGTTGCGGTATTGCTGTGATTCAGGTTGCCACTGGAATCGACAGCTAGCCCCGTTCCAGGGATGACAGCGCCCTTAGCAGAGCTAGTTGCAGCAGGAAGATCACTTGCTGTTAAAGCACGGCCACCTGTAATCAGACCCTTGGCGCTATAGGTGACGATATGGTGCGTCGAGCTAGCCGTTACGTCGTTATCAACCTCAATGGTGTTGGAGTCCATGCGGAGCCCTTCACCATTGACGACCACACCACCTTTGGCGCTACTCGTCGCAACCGGCAGATCACTGCCATCAATCGCCCTAAACGCAACTGCACCACCAGCACTGGTGGGTCCAGCCATGAATTGGTTGGCTGCAGACGTGTCGTTAATAACGGCTGCGACTGTTGCTGTACCACTGGCCGTGGTAACTGTGATGTCAACAATTCCGACGGTGCTGCCAGCAACGCTGTTGATCGACCCACCAGCCTTGAGACTTAACCAGGCAGACCCGTTCCAGCAATACAGCGAGTTATCGTCCGTATCAACAGCAAGCTGACCTGTAAACGCTCCAGATGAAGGCAGCGTCGTAACCAAATCAACGGTTGATTCGTCGGCAAGCTTGGCTGCCGTTATACCGTCGTTGGCGATCTTGGCAGTTGTGATCGCTGAATCGGCAACAGCTGCCGTCGCAATGTCACCCGCGCCAAAAAGGATCTTTGCGCCAGGAATCGTATCGTTGCTGATTAGGGTGACGCCATTGGCAACCAAATCCCCAACCGTCAGCTTCTTAGTCTCACTGGCACTGCTGTCGACAACAGCAACTAAATCGCCAGTAGCCAAAGCGGAGCCAGCAAGCGCACTTAGCTGACTAATTTTGAGATCAGCCATGGGCGGCTAGCTCCGGGTTAAACGTCCTGCTGTAACAGCAGTTTAGCGCCGCTGTCTTGATCTAAGCGTATGTCACCAGAGTCCTCTTGCAAGAGAGCGTCTGGTGTCTCTAGCTTCATCCTCAGCTGGATTTCGCCAGTCGTAATAAAGTCAGCCGTGATCTGCACTGCGCTATCAGGCGTGAACTGGATAGCAGCTGCCGTGATAATTCCTTCAACTTCCCACCAAACCTCATCATCTCTTACGGTTGGAACTCCTCCAGGGTTGTAGTCAGACTTTTTGATGTAAAAGTTGCCGCTAAAATTACTGCCGACTTTGGTGCGGTGAGCTAATTCGTACAAATACATCGGCAATTCTTGAGTTTGATCGCCCGTGTATTCCCAAAAGGCAGTAATACGACCCGAACCAGAAATCAACGTGTTTACCCTTGTGCGAAACTCGTCCGACAACACTGTCGTGTCTACTGTTTCGCGCTCCGTATTGATCTCAAAATTACTAACCTGAGCAAGCACACGCGGTGCAGAGCTTTCAACTTTGACCTCAACCGGAATGTTGCCGCCTGGCGTAGCAAGAGTTATTGCGTTTGCCGTTCCACCGTTTACAGCACTGCCGAAAGAGTCGTAAAGCCTGATGCCGTCTAGCTCGTCAACATGAATAAACTTTTTAATGCCTGTGTCGGTGTAGCTATCGACAAAACTTAAGGCGCTGCCATTTGTGCTTGTAATTTCAACTTGATCGCCGGTAACTAACTGCCCGTGCTCAAAATCAAAACTGAAGCGCTTGGCTGACACATTAACGTCAGCAACAGCAATGATGGACTGCAACGTACCACCGTCGAAAACGCGCTTTAATTCAATTTCACCTTGAGCGCCGAGATATACCGTCATGAGATAGTTACGGTAGACAGCTGACCAGTACCCTGGAACGCAATTTCAGCTCGAACAATGTCACCTGTTGCCGCTCCAATAGATGCACTGGTGATATACGCAGTCAGCTTGATGTCGTTGTTATCCGTTCCGTCAATCCAACGGAATGTCAACTCAACAGTGTCGCTACTGCTTACACCGCTCGTTCCTGTTTTATAGAGCTTGTTGAGAACATTAGTGGTATTGATGCTGCCACTGCCGTCCTTGTAATACAACAAGGTTGCACTGCCGCTGTAGCCCACCACGCCAGGGGAATAGCTGCGGATATGCTCGTTCAGCGTTGTCGTTTCAAGCGTCTCAAGACTTGACGACACCTGAAAATTGACGACCTTGGCAAGGGTCGTTCCACCGAGCTGCAATACGCCATCTCTGCCGGTGTAGACCTTTGCCATCAGAGCACACCAATCAGATTCACTGTAACAGTGCTAATCCCAGGACGCACCTGAACAAGCTGTGGAGCGCCCTCATATCGATAGTTGTTTCCATGAGTTACTGCACCAATTGCATCCTGATTGCCTTTCCAGCCTCCCTTGCCTGCCTCTCGCCCGACAGAAAACGTTTGGAACGTGCCCTGCACTTCGTCGTAATGATCTAAAAACAGCTCGGCGTTAGCGTCCGTGATGTTTGCGTAGCTCAACGACAGCTTCATGTTGGTACGGTTGCTGCCATACAAAATTCGATGCTCTTTGCCGTTCTGCGCCGTGAACGTCTTGACCGGATAATTTCCAGACTCGAATGAGCGAGACGTTGGAACCAGTGCAGGAAAAGCCATCAGATGTCCTCCACATTGACAGAGTTGAAATCTACAAGCAGCTTGGCGAGCTTGCTGACCTCATTACTATCGCAAGGATGCTCTGAAGCCACAATGTCCACCGTTCCCTCTTGAGAAAACGTCAGTTGCTCCACGACGTAGACGTTTTGCGAAACGGTTGTGTTCTTAATGGTAAAAACGGTGTCATGGAACGTGCTGTCAGCAACGACTCCACCCGAAACCTGCATGATGCCCTCTTCCACATCTTCCGAAGCAGTCTTGAAATATGAAACGCTGTACTCTCCATCTGCCAGTTCGCTGACGCTGGTGACAACACCACTGCTGTTGACTGTGCCTGTGTTGGCTGCACTGTACGGAGTAGCTTCAGTTATTACCTTGATGTAGGAGCCTGCACGCAGATTCAAACCATGCACAGTCGTTGAGAAACTAATGGTGTGCGTTACCAGCTTGCGGATACCCAAGAAATACTGAGCAACCTTGATTGCATGATTTCTGGACGTACAGAACTGCGTGAGATCAAATTGTTCTTGCGGCAGATCTTTGTTTGAACTTTCATTAAGAGTAACCTCCATAACCCTTTGCTCTGGCAGCTTATTCCTTGATTCATGCCGATAGCGTATTACAGCCTTAAAAGCTCTACGTTCTTCGCTCCTTAAATACTCAAGCTTGTAACTGTCTTCAAGAATGTTGCCTGCTGTGAATAGCTGATCAATAGCCACTGGTCCAACATTGGTTTCGCCGCTTAACGGATTATTAGGAATCGCAGGCAGCAAGGAAAACTTGCCATTCATAATCACTAAGTTGCACAAGAAATAAGGAGCAATGTCGGTAATGTACTGACGGAGGTTAGTACGCTCCACAATTACACCGTTGAAGAACAGTTCTTGCTTGTGCAGGAATCGAGAGGTTTTTTGAAAATCGCTTACGTTGAGCAAAGGCGCATTGTCTGCGCTCATTCCCATAAGATTGCCCGCTCCAGCAGTTTTGTCGGTCAACAAGTAGTAAACAAGATCGCTAAACAAATTGCTAGGACCATTGGGCTGTCGATAGGTCAAGCTGTCTGATTTGTCATAAGGGTTGCCCTCAGAATTAGCAAAATCAGGGTGCAAACGTTTGACATGCAAACCACTGCCTACCCAACAGCGCATCTGATCCAGAGCCGTAAAATTGCGACCGGCTTTCAGCGATAGTCCGGCAAGGGTTAAACCGCCATACTCAGGAACAGTTTTATTAGGTAAAATTTCATTTACATAAACAATGCTGTGTTCAGGCTCTGATTCGTTTGATTTTTGCACCAAGCTTCTGTAGTGACTCAGGTCTGCATATTGGCTTTGATGTTCAAAAATAGTTTCACCTGATAAACGAACTTGTTTTGGAGCGGTTCTGACATCGTTGATCTTGTATCTAAAACCAACCTGGTCATAAGCAGTATAAAATGGATTGTTGTTGGCGGAAACACTTACAAGGTCGTCAAAAGTATCGTTTTTATCCCAGCTTGATGTGGTAAAACCATCGTCAACAATTTCGATGACTTCAGGGTGTTGCCAGCCCTTTTGCAAGCCACTGTAATGGTCACTAGCCATTTCAAAAACCTTAACTGTTAATTGAAGCCTTATTTGTTTTGAACCTTTCGTAATGTCACGAGTTACGGTTTTTGAGGTGCCAATGT